GCTTCAACCAAAGGTTGAACAGGAACGAAATTTCCAATTTCGTCTTGTGTAAAAGCGGCTTCATCGGAATAATCAACTCCGTTGATTATTTCTTCTTCCACCATCTCAACGAAGTTGAGATTAGGTAATGCTTCAACCAAAGGTTGAACTGGAATCGAAGATTCCACTACGCCAAGCTTTTTGGCTAACGAAAGCAGAGCTTTCGCTTCGGTTTTGCTGATTTCCAATTTTTCCATCGTTCCTCCTTAGAACAATATTCTTTTCACTTCGTTCAAAGAATATTTTCTAAGGAGGATCGTTGAAACTACGTTTCAACGACTTTCAAATGTTGTATTTGAATTGCTTTAGCAATTAAAATACAACATTTGGTCATCAAATAAAATCTCTGATTTTATTTGATGGAGAATCGACAACACCAAAAAACCCAATGCTTTAGACATTCAGTCTAAAGCATTGAATAATCCAATCAAAGACGCTGTAAGCGTCTTTGATTGAGAACCAAACAGAACCATCACCAAAGGTGATGACAAAAACCGACCAAAAAATACCCATCAATTACTTATCCTAAAGGATAAGAATTGATGAAGAAGCCGACAGACACAAGTCAACCTAAAGGGTTGACTTGTGAACCAGCTGTTCGTTCTAAAGAACGAACACGTACTCCCTGTAAGGGAGTAAAGCCAGCCCAGTTCCCACAAAATCTAAGAGATTTTGTGCAGAAAGTACTCCCTATGGGAGTACTTGTACAGCAGACCGCCGCACCCAGTACCATAGGTACTGCCATGACCACCCCACCCCCCTTCGGGGGGTGGGGGGCGCACGCGTGTATATGTATAGATATGGGTAGACAGTGCGTTCAGTATTTTAAACCTGTATGCGTATGATAAGCTTCTAGTACCATTCCTTTCTGTGAGGCAGAAAGGAATGTTACTTAGTACCTTCTAGTTATAGAAGTGTTTGTCCCAAAGTATTTAGACTATTATTCGCCCGATTGGGACACCTGTCGCATACAATAGATGGCATATGAAAACGACAGTAGAAGTGAAGAGGGTGTTGGATCATGTGGGCTACTTCCATTGGGCTGTAGTTCAAGATAACCGCGTGCGGGAACTTTTTAAGGAACCCGAAGATGCGATGAATATGATGTCTAATCTTTTAAACGACTGGGAACCGAAGGATGAATAAATGGCTCAGAATGGTGGCGGCAAGGGATGGAAAACAGATCCTGAAACAGGCGAACAGCAAATGCCTGACAAATGGAAAACGTTCCTTGATTGGCTACTATTAGGACCAGACAGAGATCCAGTCACCCAACGTGACTGGGCTGCTGCGAATAAGATCCACGAAGATTCTCTTCGTCGGATCAAGAAAGATCCCCGATTTGTTAAAGAGTGGGATCGTCGAGCAGCAGAACTGAACATCAACCCTGAGAGGGTTCAGAGCGTTATTGATTCGCTCTGGCAGAGGGCTTCCGATGGCGATGTGAAGGCTGCTTCTTTGTATTTGCAGTACATCGATAAGTTCACTCCTAAGCGTAAGGTTGTTGTGGATGATGAGCGGGACACTCAGGGTTTATCTGATGAGGAGTTAGCTGAAGCTTTGGAAGTGGAGGCGCGTCATTTAAGGTTGGTGAAGGATGCCTAAAGTAGGTAGTAAACATTTTTCGTATAGTAAGAAGGGGCGCGCTGCGGCTAAGTCGTATGCGAAAAAGTCTGGTAAGAGGGTGACCAATTCTCGGAAGAAACGATGATCTCGCCTTCTGGTTTTGCTGTGGAGGCTTGGGAAGTTTTGGATGGTCTTGATGACGATGAGGAGCTTGTTTGTGGATTGGAGAACCCTGATATTTGCGAATCCTGCCAATGAAGTATTGGGTGGTGAGTGTGTTGATAATGGGCAGTTGCTTGTTTACAACATTAACGGTTGGGGTGTTGCTTCGGATATTACACAGGTTGTTAAGTTAGATGAATAAAACGATTAAGCTGATAGCTGCTATTACTGGTTTGCTGGTCGCTGTGGGTACTCTTATTGGTGCTATTACGGTGACTTTAGGTAAGGGTGACGATGCCGCTAAGTATTCTTACACTACGATAGTGTTGGATTCACCAGAGAAATATGAGCAGTTTTTAAATAACCATCCTGGTTGAGGGTAATGTCACGTTTATCAGAGCTAAGACAAGAAGCAGAGTGGAGAAAATGTGAAAGAGATGAGTCGTATTTCTTACGTATGTATTGGCATATCGCTCATCCTGCTCATGGTCGTATCTTATTTGATCTTAGGGATGCCCAATCATTCGCTTTGAATGAGTGGGCTAACAACAGGTACAGTTTGACGTTGAAAGCACGTCAGATTGGTTGGACTACTCTTGTTGCTGCTCACCAGTTTTGGTTAGCTTTCTTTAAAGATGACCAGAACATTATTGATTTGTCGCGTACAGAGCGTGAAGCGGTGTTGTTGTTAAGGAAAACTAAGTATGGCATGAAACATATGCCAGATTGGATGTTGGATCGTGGACCGAAATCGTTGGTGGAGCATCAGCAAAGGATGGGATTCTCGAATGGTAGCCAGATTACATCGATGCCTTCAGCATCCGATCCTGCGAGAGGTGAGTCAGCTACGCTGGTTGTGGTTGACGAATGGGCGTTCCTTCCAAACCCTGAGGAAGCGTGGGCTTCTATAGAGCCTGTCGCTGATGTGGGTGGTCGTATCATCGGTTTGTCTACTGCTAATGGGTCTGGTAACTTTTTTCACAATTTGTGGACTGGGGCTGAGACTGGTAATAACCGTTTCTCCCCTATGTTTTTCCCTTGGTCAGCTTCGGAGGACAGAGATGAGACATGGTATGAATCTAAGAAGCAATCTATGCTTTCGTGGCAGCTCGCACAGGAATATCCGACAAGTCCCGAAGAGGCATTTGTTCGGTCTGGTAATCCTGTTTTCGATCTTGACATGCTTGACAATATGCGTCGTCATGTTAGAGCAGGTATATCAGGTTATCTCCATGAGACTCACGCGAATGTGGTCGAGTTTAGGGTTTCGTAAGAATGTTTACAGTATGGCAGGAGCCAGAAAGATGGAATGGTTATGTTCTCGGCGTTGATACAGCTGAGGGTTTAGGTCATGGTGACTATTCTTGTATTCAAGTTATTGATGCTAAGAATGGTGAACAGGTTGCGGTTTGGCATGGGCGCATACCGCCTGACGAGTTGGCACATGAGGTTTATAACATTGGCATGTGGTATGGCGATGCTTTATGTTGCGTGGAGTCTAACAATCATGGTTTGACTACGATCACACAGTTACGACAACTAGGGTACCCTAAGCTTTTTCGTAAGCGCTCCTTGAATAAGTCTACGGATCGCATTACTCAAGAGTTTGGTTGGCGCACTACTCGTACTTCTAAGCCTTTGTTGATCGATGATCTTGCTAAGGCTATGAAAAATGAGGAGTTGGTTCTTCATTGTGAGCATACTATTGCAGAGTTGAGAACTTATAGACGTAATGAGAAGGGTGGTATGTCTGGTTCTCCTTTTGATGACCGTGTTATGTCTTTGGCTTTAGCTAATCAGATGCGCCAGTATGCTTATGTGCCTGAATATGCGCCTGTTGTTGATGATTCTTGGACTTTTGATTGGTGGAGAAGGCAGATTCCTAAGAATAATGAGGTTATAGGTCAGGATATCATTGGTAAAAACACTATGCGTGGGACAGTCTGAGTAGTTTCATAGGACATATTATGAATGGAGAGTCCTTTTATGAGTAAACCTAATAAATATAATGCTTCTGGTATGGGTGCTAACCCTAACTTGAACACTAACGTGCTTGAGTTTGGTCCTCCTACTGAGACAGGTTCACAGAAAGCTACTTTGCGTTCTGATGAAGGTGGATCTAGGCAGGTAAGTAATGAACAGGCACCACGTGAGACACCTTTCAACCAGCATGGGCATACAGGAAAAGTAGAACCTGCTTCTGTACAACCATAGATAGTGGCTATTCTACCCAAGAACGCTTCTTATCAAGAGTTCGCAAAATATGTTGAGATCCATAAGGGTCCTAAAACAGATACTGAGCTTGAAGAGTTGTGGGATTGGAGACAAAAACTTTTAGGGGTGAAAGTCATCACTGGTTCCGTAGCGCGATCTATGTTACCTCCTGATGAACAGCATCTCACTTTAAAGGAACGTGAGAAGAAAGTTATTTCAGAAGCGGAAGCTGCTGGTATTCAAGTAGAAAGAGCGCCTAGTTAATGGCAAGAGAAACCAAGTCAGAAAAATTTGCTCGCGTACACAGCCGTTTGGAGTTAGCTCGTCGTTGGAGAACCGACGAAGGGTACGATTCTAAGTGGCGACGTATGATCGACATGTATCGTGGGAAAACATATTGGGGTGTTTCTAATAACAGTTACGCCCAAGCTCCTGATCGTATTTCTGTCAATTTGGCTTTCAGTACTATCAATGTGATAGCTCCTTCTATAGCTGTTAATCATCCTAAGATTACTGTTACTGCTAACAGGGAAGAGGATCAAGACAGAGCGATTTTTGTTGAAGCCATTGTTAATTACATGTGGCGACATCACGATTACAGGAAACCTTTCCGTCAGGCTGTTAAAGATTTTCTTATTATTGGGCATGGTTGGGTTAAGGTAGGTTGGCGTTTCAAGGAACAAGAGCGTGCTATCCCTAATGAACAGCGTGAAGCTATGGCAGCTGAGGCTCAGAACGAGGTTGATGATTTTGTTTATAGTTTCCCTGCTGAAGCGGAAAGTGTTCCTACTGCTGCGGACATTATTGATTCGGTTCCTTCTTTTGAGATGGAAGTTGTGGAGGATCAGCCTTTCGTTGAGCGTGTTTCTCCTTTCGACATGTATGTGGATCCTGAAGCTACTTGCCTTGAGGATGCCAAGTGGATAGCTCAACGTATAGTTCGACCTGTTGAGGAAGTTAGGAAAGATAAAAGGTTTAAAGCTTCTGTTCGTCGTAACATTCAAGCCGATTCTGGCGTGAAGGTTCGTTGGGATAACGATAACGAAAGAGAAGATTACTCTGATCTGATAGAACGAGTAACTCTTTACGAATATTATGATCTTGAAGAAGGAACAGTTTCTGTTTGTGCAAGTCAAAGCGACGACTATCTTTTAGATCCACTCCCTATGCCTTATGACTCAGGGCATCCATTCATTATGCTTCGCAATTATGATGTTCCAGACCAGTTCTACCCTATAGGTGACTTGTCTCAAATAGAATCTTTGCAAGAAGAGTTAAACAAAACCCGCTCTCAGATGGTTAACCACAGGAAGCGTTACGCTCGTAAGTATTTATACCATGAGCGTTCTTTCGGACCTGAAGGTCGTGAAGCTTTAGAGTCTGATGAGGATGGAAGGTTCGTTCCAGTTGTGGATGAGAACCGCGCTTTAGGTGAAGTTGTTGTACCTCTTGCACAAGTTCCTTTAGCTCCTGAGATGTATAACCATTCAGGAGTTATAGAACAAGATATCAATACTGTGAGTGGTGTGTCAGAATATGCGCGTGGTCAGATGCCTGAGATACGACGTACAGCT